ATCCAATCCATAATTAATCCTCCTATGTTTCGAGCGCCGCAACACGGGCCTCAAGTGATTCGATCTTAGTGATTGCTTCCTGCAACGCACCGGTTAACAAAGGTACTAGTTTTGCTTGGTCGATGCCTTGATAGATATTTTCTGTTGCAGTTTTTTCCCAGGTTTGATCATCTTCTTTTTCAGATTCAATAACATTCTCGCTTAACACATCACCATCTGCATCTTTGATTGTGCCTACGTCTTTTGTTTCGTCTTTTTCGCCGTGGATTGCTTGCGGCACAACTTCGTCCACTTCGTGCGCGAGGAAACCGTCGAGCAATTCACTATTCTCATCTGCGATCCAACTGAACCGTTTTGGTTTGAGGGTTTTTAGGCGAGTGATTGCGCCAGACATATCCACGACATTTTCTTTCAGTCGATAATCTGAACTAGTGTTATACGCTGTTGCTGAAGATCCGACTGTGACCGAGCCACAGGCGGTCGTAGTGCTGTGCAAAAAATACAGCGCGGTTCCAGTCGTTGCATCCGTTTTAAGTTCTTGGCCGTATTCAGAACCACCCCCAGCGTATCCAACGAAAATTGCGTTAGCGGCTGAAGCGGCAAGACTAGTATTTGCCCCGATATCAATTTCGTCGATGTACGCCTGTCTCCATCGAGTAGCGTTCGCGCCGAGATCATAAGTTGAATCTGCGAACGCTACGAGATGGCCACCAGAAGTAATCTTCATCCTCTCGGTTGCTGCTGTACAAAAACTAAGAGTGTTCGCGGAACCAACGAACATGCCGTTGACGCCTATCGAACCGTTGGTAATGGCATATGCGGGCGTAGCCGCAGCTCCTCCAGCCGTTGCCGTTAACGCGCCTGCCGCTGAAAGTGATAAGGCATCGGTATCTGAGGCAGAGCCGATATTGCCACCGTCAGGAATAACGATATTGCCGCCGGTGGTCATCGTTCCGCCACCCTGATACGTCCCGCTAACATCTAAATTCGCATTAACGTCCGCTAATGTTGCATTAATCTCTACTTCATCCGTAGCATTAATATCTAATACAGTTGCGGAAGGCGCGTTGATGTATTGCGATGCGTCGTTGAACTGTAACGCCATTGTGCTGTTCAGCAGCAGCCCGGTGTCGTGAACATGAGTAAGTGTTACGTCGCTGTTAACCCCGGCGGCAATAACAACCCCATCGGTGGGTAACGTTAGATTACCCCCAGAAGACAATGACATTTTCTCTGCTGCGGCTTCACTGGCGGCAGTCTTAAATGATAATTTCGTAGCATTATTGCTCGAACTAAAGTCGCCTTCCGAGGCTGCGGCTATTTCGGCTGCAACTAAAATAGCGTCTGTGCCAGCAGCTTCATCAGGAGCTTGGAATTGAATTTTGCCGAGGATGTCAGATGCGGCAATATCGGTTTCGCCCGTCTGCAACAACAACGTCATCGGCGTATCATCGCCGGTTTCGGTTTGTTTCATCGTTACGTTGCCGACTGATGAAATAGACATTTTCTCTGCTGCGGCTTCTGAAGCACCCGTCATAAAAGACAATTTGGTGGCATTGTTGTCTGCTGCAAAAGTGCCTTCTGAAATAGCGGCGATGGATGCGGCTAATAAAATGGCGTCCGTCCCAGAGGCTTCATCGGGAGCGGTAAAATTCAAACGGCCCAAAACACTTGAAGCAGTAACGGTCGTATCAGAAGTCTGAAGGTTCAGAATTACGCCATCGCCCGTCTTAAAAACAAAATCGTTAGCCAGATAACTTGAAACAGCCGCGCCACTTCCTGCACCATCCGCGTAGATGATGTCTGCCGCACCATTGGCAATCGTGACATTTGCACCCGTGCCTTGTGAAAAAATCACGCTTTGGCCGGTGGAATTAACCACAAAATACAGCTTATCCCCGTCATTAGGGCTTAACGTAATAGTGTTCGTGCCACTCGGACTTCCGCCCAACACTAAAACCTTATAATTGCCATCTGAAGCGGAGCCATCTGACGTGGTTAGTGTTGTAGTTGTGCCTGTCAGAGTGAGTGCGCCCACTCCTGAGATAGCTCTGTCCAACATGTCCATGTTGGTGTTCGTCATGGTTCCCCACGTTCCAGAACGGTCCCCCGTTGCCGGTTTTTCGAGGCCCTGATTTGATGTATATGTGCTAGTCATAACTCATGTCCTATGCTGCAATCTTTATCCAATCTGGTGTTTGAGAAGGTGTCTCCGAAGACCAAGAGGGGGATTGGCTCGGCGTTATTTGTGTAAAAGACGGCGATTGAGAAGGTGATACAGAAGCCCAAGATGGAGATTGGCTGGGGCTAATTTCACTATAGCTGGGGTCTTGATCTGGAATTATAAGACTCCAGACAAGAACCCCGTTTGTTTCACCTGTGCCCGATACACCCGTAACAGAAACCGTTACACCAGCGGATGCTGTAGCCTCGCCTACTGTGCCGGTCCCTGCAACCCCTGTTACACTGACACTGGCATCACCCTCAACCGTTACCGAACCTACAGAACCTGTACCTGCAACGCCCGTAACACTGACACTGGCATCACCTTCAACCGTTACTGAACCTACAGAACCTGTACCTGCAAGACCGGTAACAGATATTGTTACCCCCGTTCCTTCAGTAACCGTTACAGATCCAACCGAACCTGTTCCCGCAACACCTGTTACAGAAACATCAATACTAAGCTCAACTGTTACAGAGCCAACCGCACCGGTTCCCGCAACACCGGTAACCGACACAGGAAAAGCCTCACCCCATGTGCCAGACCCCCATGTACTGCGGCCCCAACCGGTGATTGCGGCCATTAAGCGATCCTTATAATTGCATTACTGGCGTCCGCAGCGGGAAATACAATCTTGAAATCTCCTGAACTGGAGGCTTTATCAGAACCAAAGTCCAAAACAATAACGGAAGGGTCCCCGCTGGCACTGTCATTAAAAATCAACGAGCCTCTGGCCGTAATAGTGGAAGAAGACCATGTCGAATCAGCAAAATCAGTAAGTGCGGTTGTACCACTGGTAGAAGGATCTACGCGAGTCAGGGAGTTTCCCTTAGCTGTATAGCCCGTACCTGTAACCTCATTACTGGTGGTATATGCTGTCGTAGCTGCCGTAAAAGAAGCACTATTAGTGTACAACGCTGCTTGAAACGTACTACCTCCGCTGTTTAGGAAGTTGTGCTTGGCTTCCATCAATTCTTGCTTGAAAGACGTACACATAAAATTTCCGGTAAAAGCCATATCAAAGTCTCCTGATTGCTTCAGCAAGTTCTGGATGCCCTGCATCCATTAATGCGTTATAGACAGTGGTTCGATCGCTTTTAATAGCCTCACGCATGTAAAAAGCAATGGTTTTTTCTATATGGCCCTTAAATGCGTAAGCCTGTGCCTGAATACCCGGATGAGTATTATTGGATATAGAAATGATTTTGTTTGCACAGTGGTGCGCTACTTCTTCCGGCGTAAAGCCACGATTAGTCGTCGTATGGACCTCTACGGAATAATCGGAAGGAAGGTCTAATTTTAATGCGTCCATCATTGTTTCGGCCTAATAACCATGCCAACACGGTAATTTTGTGTAACTTCCTTGGCTTCTCCAAACATCTTGAGAGCTACCATCGCTTCGCCAAAGCGTTTTTCATATTCGGCCATTAAATCCTGCTCCCCCTTCATATAGGTATAGGCTTCGATCAAACACCCATATAAAAGAGCCAATGTGGCATTTTCACTCAACCACGTTGTTCCACTGTCTCCCGCAGCCGTCAAACTAGCGGGTCTGTAGAAATAGTGCATTTCCGTGGTATACCCACTATCCGGCGTAGGGCCAATAATAAAATTGGTTATGTCAAACGTTGCATAATACCGAGGCGTTCCCGTTGTAGCACTGTTTGGGTTAAAAGATTGCACAAAATTTACGTCTTTGTATTCAAGAAAACTCTTAACGCTGCTGCTTGTGATAGATAACGAAAAAGGGGCTAAAAAATCGCTCGGCGCAGCTAAATATTGATTAGAAGAAGACATCGTCCCCGTTACGTTTTTACGGAAAAGCTCCAATTGGACGTTTTTCAGGATCCGTTCTTCGGATAACTTTATAAAGTCGTCCATATGCGTCACGAATGTAGTTTCCGTGTTTTCGGTGTAATCCTCTATCGCGGTTTTTAAACTGGAGTAAGTAAAACTCATGTTGTCACCGTCACTACACCAACCTGTCCAACAGCTAGGGTGGGCTTGAAATCTTCTATTTCAGGTATGGGTGTATCAACATACACCACCATAGGTTCTACGCGATCTGGACGCGGATTTTTCAGAGCTTCCGCATCTGAAACCTTGTGACGAGGATTTAATTGCGGCTGTTTAGGTTCCCATTCCTCGCGCCCAACTAGCGCTCCCGTCCACTCTTTTTTCATATCCTTCAATAAATAAGCGAACCCAGACCGATCTGAAATCCCTAACGCATGTTTTCCAACTGCATAACGAGACATTAGTTAAGCCTCGCATATTCTAGGCTTGGTACGATGTTAAAAGAGGCCCGATCACGGTCTTCTACCATAGCGCGGTCCATTTCTTCTTCATAAAGCGGCTTTAGCAGTTGGATCCGATCGGGGGCTCGTTTTAAGGCGATGTAATAAGCTAATCCCGCAGCTAATGCAGGATAAAACCTAAAAGGTACACCCAAGCTGTTGGTATAGTCATCCGCATCATCCATGCGCGTCAGACGATCAAAAATAAGTATGTCTGTACTATTTTCAGGTGCAGGCCAAATCTTTAAATTGGGTGTGATCTGTCGATCAAGAAAAAACTGAGAGGGCCTTCCCGTTTGCGTTTTATTCGGAATAGTCAGAAATCCGTCCCGGCTTAATCGGCCAGCGGAATAGCTGTTATCGTCTCGTTTAACTACAAGAGACAAAATATCAATAGTAGCCTGTGCGTCCGATAAATCGACTGCCGCAGAAAGCGTGGTCGTAGCACCACTTGTCCCTCCTGTCAGAGTTTCTCCACTAGTAAACGTGCCTGTAGGAATGGTGATTGCCATCGAAGTTCCTGATGGCAAATTGGTAATAGAGGCCGTGGCCGCACTGGTTCCTCCCGTAATGGTTTCTGCTACCGTAAAACTGGAACTCGAACCTACGGTCATGGTTAAGGCCCCTGCTGGATATTCGATAATATCTGCTGCAACAGTTACGGACGTTTGTTTAATTGTCCACTGATTTAAACCGCGGTTTGCCCAATCCGCTAAAAGCAGATTCATAGAGCGCTTTGCGGTTTTTAAATCGTACCCCGTGCGAACCTCAAGACCACATCGTTCAAAGGCCTCCTCGACATATTCGCTTACGTCAAGTTCAAAGTCCTTGGAACCCGAGGTAGCCATTATTTCTTAATACCCGTTTTTTTAACCAAACCACCGCCTTTAAACCGTTTAACGCCGCGTTTGTTTACCGCACCACCACCGCGCATGGCTTTGACTGTTTTCTTTGACTTAGCAAT